ACCTCCGATAAAAGAGGCGCAGATTCGTTCGCTGCGTTGGGGGCAGAAGGATTCGCAGTAGCATTGGCAGACGCAGTATCAGGCATCTTGGGTGGGTATGTCGGCGTATGAAGATTCTCGAAATAGGACTTCACATTCTTCAAGTTCTCCACAAAAATGGGGAGTTTCTCCACATGCTTCAGACCTGGAAAGGATTCCTTCAGCTTGTTCTCATAATCGCCCATGATGGCCGTTAACATTTCCGTCTCCTTCTCCTCCTTCGGATAACGGAAGGGGTATAGGAAAAACTTACCTAACGACGACTCGGGTACATACGTCGTAATCGGTAGTAAGGAGAATCGAGTGGGCCATATGATTTGCTTTGGGCCATCAGACATTTGATTAATGTAATAACTGTAACCCCCCTTTATCAGGTAACCAAAGAACAGCAAATACATCATAGGACGCAGGAAGAAACACACCAAGAAGGTAAATAGGAAGAATAGAATGCGAACCGGTGGCGCATAGACAATCATCTCATTCGCCACCAAGGAGGAAAGCATGAGACATAACAGAGGGACAAAGGCGAGCGTCACCCCCCTCCATATTTTAGCGCCAATTCCTGGCTTCGCAGGCTCTTCCTTCTTTTTACTGGAATCCGTAGGAGTACCATCCTGTGACTTCTGCGACTCTTCAAAGGGCTCTTGTTTTCCTTTTTCTTCCGTTGCCTTTTCTTCTTTTTCTTTTTTCTCCTTTGCGAACTTCTCCGCTTCAGGGTCATACGTCACGGTATGTATCTTGTACATAATCTTATCGCGTACATTGTCCAAAATGGATTTATCCGTATCCGCCGACATTCTATGACCAATGTGGATTTTATTACGATGCGCTCTCCACGTCTTGTGATTAGAGTGCGTACTTCAATCCTCCCATACCCGAGGAAATCGTCACCCAATTCAGACTCTCCACATAGACAGTAATATCATACTGATAGAAACTGTTCGGTGGAAGTGGATATACGTTCAAATCAATCTGAAGCAACTTGATACGACTGCTGTTCAGACTACCGTCTGGCTGCGTACCTGGCGACCGAAGACCGAATGGATACACGAGCAATTCGGGGTCTGGAATGCCCGTCAGATACTTCCAAGGGACCACCTGCGTGAAATATTCGAGGGGTTTCTCCTCTTGTAACTGGTTACCATCGCCCAAGACCGTAAGAGCACGCATAATCGAGCGCTGACCGTTCAGGACAAAGTTACCCGTGGCCGATGTCAGATTCACCACAGGCGGCCAACCGCCTCCAGGAGGAATAAACGGCGGCTTGAGCGGGTTCAGCCAGTTCGAGAAGTTGGCAACCTGATTGCGGTACAAGAGAGAATCCGAACGCCGCGGCACAATAATCATACGCTCAATTGGATTGTGTGTCTGAAGTTCCACAATCTGACGGCTTGTCAGGCCCTGGAAAGGGTACGTTGTCACCTGTCGCACCAAATATTGTAATGGCTCGGAAGAGAACTGATTGCGCTCCTCGTCCGTCAGATAAACATAGGTTAACTGAATTCGCGGATTGAGCGGCCACGTATTGAGCAGTGGCGTCGGTGTACCAATGTCTGTTAAAAACTGATTAATCGTGACGTCCGAAATATCGGACACCGAGGTGTAGTACACGTTCTCGGGCTGAAGGGGAATGGGCGACGGATTGTACTGGTATCCTGGCGCAACTTGGAAGCCATTGATATCTAGAACACGATACAACTGATTAATGGGGCGCAGTGTAATTTGTACCTCGCATTCATGATATTGTAGTGCGACCAGGGGAAGAGACTCAAACGTGGACTCCACAAACCAGAAGGGAAGCGGGACCTGAAGGGTGCGACCCTGAATCGAGGGGCGATTGATGTTCGGTGGAGTGGTCGTCGAGCCACCAGGACCGTTGTTATTGTAAACAAGTGGATACCCCGTACCTGTGATACCACCCGCATACAGACCATTCGCAGGGTCATAGAGGTCTGGAATGTTACCCACGAGTCTCGACCATTTCTGGAAGGACCTCGAATCCAAATCGGCCTGTGCCCTCGCAATGATGTAGCTTCCATCGAACTCCTGAATCTTCTGACCGCCAATGAAGAATCCCAGGTTTTGAATAATATGACAGCCAACATAGGTGGTCCATGCGAAGTTGTATTGGGACTTTCGCAAGCCACTTGGAAGCGTGACAGGCAGATTTTCGATATACTTACAATAAATATCAGGCAGGTCAAACAGGAAGTACATGTCACGTACCAAGTCCGCCACACGTTGAATCTTGAACCGAACCTGAATGGGCTGATTGTATGATAACTCCTGCGGGCCATCCATCGCAAACGTCACCGATTCCTCCGCAAAATGGGAGTACTTTTTGTACGTCTTGTAAAAATAGGTAAAATCTGGATTACCGCTTAGTAGTACATTCTGTGCTCCGTAGGCTACTAAGGCATATAGACCACCACCAGGCATCGCTACTGTTGAAATAGTTAATAGATAGCGTCTTTATACTACATATTAACCATTGAATAAGGGGGGAGGGGGAATTAGTATCCCTGCGACCACCACGTGTCGTCCAGATACGGTGGGAGATTACCCGTTTCCATGGCACTCGCCATCTTCTTCGAGGGGCCTTCGTTCATGAGGTCCTGAATTTCCGCATAGCCAAGCGCGTAACTGAAATAGGTGAGATTGCTAACAAGGCCCTTCATCGCACCAAAGACATCTAATCCATGTTCGTCCGTGGAGGGAACAATCGAATGTTTCAGCGTCACACGGCGTTGGCTGAAACAGATAATATCCTGGTAGTTCTGGTACGGGGCATATCCATCAAAGGACAACTTCTTCGCGAGATTGCCATTGATAAACACCTCCAGGGCATTGTTCTTACATAGAATGACAACATGGACCCACTTTCCTACAGGAATGTTCTCTACCTCCACATAATTGTTCCATGTCTTGTACGTATTCATATAGACACGAAGGGTATTTGTATCAGACCGCATGTAAACACCGGGTGCCAAAAGGGGGAATTGCGCCGAATAGCCCTTGTGGAAAATGTGCTGTAGACCATACTCTTGCTTGAAGGTGGAAGGATTGACGTGTAGGTAAAATACGTATGAGAACTCGACGCCTGTCCGCTCGTCACTGGAGAGGGCTACCGCTGTGGATTTGTTTGTATTCGGGTTTTGCGGAAGCGTAATTGTCGTGTGTTCCGTGCTATACGTATGCGGAAGGAGCAGCGTTCGATACATCGTGAGGCGATTCACATACTTGTACATGACCTCGAGGAAGAGCAGCGTGAGATACAGTACGACCACAAGGGTGATTCCAAATAGGAACTGTGATATCGTACCGGGCTCGGCCTGAGCATTACGATTACGATTGAAGACGATGTTCTCCATCTATTTCTCTTACTTACTTGTATTATTTGTTTTCTTGATTTCACTCTAGACTTTAAAGAAGGACATGAACCAGCCTCCAAAGGTATAAACCGGCTCTGGACCTGCCATATAATTCTTATAGACGGCTTCTGGATTCAGGGCGGTGTCATACATTACGGTTGTCGAGATCAGGCCGCCAAAACCACCGTAGCCCAGCAGGCTTGCGGAATAGCCGCCCGCATCCACCTTGTACATGCTGGGAAGGACACACGAACGCGACAGTTTACCATCCTGGTAGACGTCGACGGTGCGGCCATTGACCGCAATCGTGATATTCACCCAGCGCTGTAACTCGATTTCGGGTACATCACAGAGCGGCGAGCCCTCCAGCATGGCCGAGTCCGTTTGCATCTGCGTAAACAGAGCGTTCTTATCAGCCTTCTCCAGCGACTCGGTGTTACCATCGGTGGTTACCACACCCCTCTCCTTCGTATGGAAACGGACCATCAGCTTCGGCTTGTTGCCACCGAGGTAGACGCGAATGGTGTCGAAGTTCGGGCCTCCAATGCTCAGAATCGACTTGTGGAATCCCGCGCGGTACGACCAGTTGTTGATATAGACCCAGGTCGAAATCGTGAACTCACCGCCCTCATACATCGGCGGCAACTTATCCGCAGTAATAATCATCGGACTCGCAGGGTCCATCGTGGCCGACATCGACTTGGTAAGGAGGTCATATCGAATGCCCGATTTGGGTCCAAACAGATACTGGTAGAGATAATACAGGCCGACGAGGCCTGCGAAAATGAGCAGATACTTGAAGATGGCATCAAAAGGGGTCGAACTATTGGTATTGTTGTTCATGATCCTGTCATTGCGTGGGATAATCTATTTATCCCTTCCTCACTCTTATGCATAGGGGGAACGCCACTGAAGTAGATTGTTATTCGGTGGTTTTGTAATAGGATCACAGGGAAGACCGGGAGGACATTGCGCAAATAGTTTTATACTGGGGAAACTAATAGCAATGGAGTTCGATTCCAGTACCGTATTGTTGGTGTCGACATACATGACTCGTTCTCGTTCCACCTCTGTTGGCGTCAGTCGAGTGTCATAGGCAAACACATGAACTACCGAGCCCGAGAGACCCGTATTACCCACGGAGAGCGGACTGCTGATAATAACCGGATAACTCTCGAGACGGTGCGAGGCGACAATCTGATTGTCGTAAATTACGTCAAATCGGCGGCCTTCGCGGAGAATGGCGATAAATATCCACTTCTGTTTCGGAATATTTGGCAGGTCGAAGGACTCTTCCTTGAAAACGCCTGCGTCATTGGTATGAACTCGAAGGCGAGCCGAGGTATGGTCCTTTCCAATCGGAGCAGGTGATATCTCCAGGAACCAATTGTTCTCCACCTGAAGAATCGGTGTGTAACTATTCGCAAACTTTACCGTCTTGTCGCCATTTTCCAATTTAAAGAAACCCATTACCGTCGAGCCTGCGCCACCCAGTAGAATCTTTTGGGTTTGGTCTGGATACAGAATGTCTTTCTTCTCGTCTAACGGCTGAATCGTGGGGACCAGGTCACTGCTGTTTGATTTGGAATACACAATCCAAAATACAATATAAATGATGATACATACTACGACCACGCCTATTACGGTTTGGACAATCATCGTCACTCTATCTACTTCGGTGATTTCTTAGTACGATTCATTGCTGTCAGGGACCGTGTCCACCGCTAGTTTCAGCATACGCTCCGCAGCATCCAGTTGTTTTGTAACAGGGGCATAACAGGAGGTGGAGGTGGGAATGGGACTTGGGTTAAAATCATCGGAACTGCTAAGAGCGGGCTTGGCATAACGAAGCTCATTGGTCGTCAGAATGCGGGGCCAAATCTTCAGATTACGAATCTTTGCCATATTCGCCTCGACACCCGTGGCGGGGTAGATGTCTCCCTTGACATCCATCGGCTGCGCCGAGAAGGTTCTTGTCTTCACCAGTTGTCCATTCATATAGACTTCGAGGGCCTGCTCCATCAGTACAATACCGAGACGGAATGGCTCCTGAATCGGAACATTCGATACAATGACATTCTCCATATTATGGTCCTTGTTCAGAACGGATACAATCAGGTCATTGGTATCAGGAAGAAGTCCCGCGATAAGGTTGTACTGATTCATGACACCCAGAACCGTATCCCCCGTGGGTGGGTTCAACCGATTGCCTCCACGACTGAAGAAGATGCGCGGCTGTTTCGAGAATTGTAGTGGATTCTGGATAAAAACGTCCATGACGAGGGAGTATCCACAGTATTGATTTTGGATGGGCAGGTCCTTGTTCAGAATCTGACTCGGATTCGTGTATTCCCAATACAGAACACCATCATCCCATCCAGGAACAGGTATGATACCGGGAGCGCCAGGATGTAAACTAAATACAGGGGTAATAAAGAAATGGACAAACAACAGTATCACAAACAGAACAATCAGGATGGCCAATAGATAGGCACCGATTCGGGCAAAGGAGGAACCGAGGGTGACTCCCCCCATGCCTAGGGCACCTATCGAGGGGAATACCGAGTTGCTGGTTGTAGTCGTCGCAAATACATTCGCCCGAGCTGCCTTATTGCTGGGTGCAGTCTGGTTCGCTAGCCCTGGAATAAACGATTTTACGTAGGCAAGCGTACTATTATTGCTCATCTTCTGATTATTCTCTTTCTTTTATTCTCCTTTATCACGACTGCTGGTATCGATTGACCAAATAGAGTAGCCCGCCAATTCCTGATAGAACAATGGTACCTGATAGAAATCCCTTGACAAACGAATGATAATCCACTTCCTTCATGTCCTCTTTGGTCCAGACGGGGGAACGGTCTCTGCGTCCTAGCCGTTCGTAATACGTGACCACTTCTAGTTCTGTCCACTGGGGTTTTCCCAGCATCTTATTCACCGCATTATGGACGTCAATGGTCCATTTCAACAGGTCCTTCTTCGTATCCAGGGATGGAGTGAGGGGATTCGCTGCCAAGTGCGTTTTGTAATGTTCGCGACAGACCAAGCAGGGAATTACATACGCTAAGGACTCATAGAACTCTTTGGCGCATTTCTTTTCCGTATAAGTGGGATTTTTGGGATATCCTAGTGCTACGATGTGAATCGTGTGCCAGAAAAAGGGTCCCCATACGGTTGGTGGAAACTGCATTCTACTGTACAGCAATGCTTTCTTGTATTCCGTTGTTTTCCACGAGGGAGGGGCAATGGGTTGGAGGTCTAAAGCCGATGCGCGTTTCTGTACTAGGATTCAATATTATAAATGGATATTACAAACCGGATACAATACTGTATCAATTGTGGACAAACGGGGCATGTGTTTCGCAATTGTTTGTCACCCGTGACAAGTTATGGCCTGATTGCGGTTCGCTACACGACGGATACGCATCAAACGTCGCTCTTTTCGAAGTCGACCACGATTGACAATGGGAATGATGCGATTCAGTTCTTACTGATTAAGCGTCGGCATTCCATCAAATACGTCGAATTCATTCGAGGAAAGTACAATCCTTATGACGAGGACTATATCATTCGTCTACTCAAGAGCATGACGCAGGAGGAGCACCGTCTTCTGCTTACGAAGAGTTTTGAAGAGTTGTGGAATGGTCTCTGGCGCGATGCGGCGTCGCTAAAGATTTACCAGGGGGACAAGGAGGTTTCTTCCAGGAAGTTTGCGCTTATTATGGAGAAACTTCCTGGGCTCATCGCGGAATATCCCAGCAAATGGACAGAGCCAGAATGGGGATTTCCTAAGGGGCGACGTAGCCCGCATGAAACGGATTTGAATTGCGCCATACGTGAATTCGAGGAAGAAACCGATATCAAGCGTAACAATTTTACGGTCATTCATAATACGAATCCGATTTCTGAAACCTTTTTTGGGTCGAATCAGATTCATTATTGTCATAAATATTACATCGCCATTTGTAACAAGTCCGTGGAGGCGGAATTGAACATCAACAACTACCAAATGGTCAAGGAAATCGGCGACATTCAATGGTTAACATTAGATGAAGCTATTGCGAAGATTCGTCCGGATAACGTAGAGAAACGTGAGGTGTTGCTAAAGGCGGGTAAAATCATGCGCAACTTCTACCCCATTTACACTCTGGACGAGCATCGTATCTCCACAAATGCCTCCAAACGATACCAAAAACAGGCCCATATTGCGTATTAAGATGGAGCGTCAGGGGTCTAAGAATAAAAGGTATAATCTATAAGTAGCAATGTCGGCGAATAACGAAGTAAAACCGTCGTTCCTGAATGAACTGGGGAATTTGGGAAACAATTCCATGAATTCCCAAGGGTCGCCCCAGGTAGAAAACGCCGTTTCCCCTGTCGCTCCTGCCCCTCCTGTTGCGCCTCTTGCTCCTGTTGCTCCTGTTGCGCCTGTCGCTCCTGTTGCTCCTCCTGTCAAACCAAAGGTGAACATCAATGAACTCTCTCTGAGTAATCTGGAAAACAATGAAGAGGATGAGGACATCCAACTCAATGAATTCTCATTAGGGGACAATGAGGAGAAAGAAGACGTAGAAGACGCAGAAGAAGACGTAGAAGACGCAGAAGAAGACGCAGAAGAAGACGTAGAAGAAGAAGACGACTTTGAATTAGATCTGAATGATTTTTCCATAGAGAGCAATCAGGAAGAGGAGGTGGAAGAGGAAGAAGACGCAGAAGACGCAGAAGACGCAGAAGAAAAAGAAGAAGCGGAAGACGAAGACGAAGACGAAATCAATCTGAATGAGTTTTCCTTAGAGGACAATCAAGGCGAAGAAGAGGAAGAAGTCGCGGAGGAAGCAGAGGAAGAAGACTCCTCTCTCGAAGAGGTTGCTCGCGGTGATCCGACCTTTTCCTCCGTGACCGATCCTGAACTTCTCGACCTATGGGATCGTACCACCGACTTTGCGGAACGTGACCGCATCGTCAAAGAACTACAATACCGCAACCTGTTCCCCTCCTCCTACATCGGTCAATGGGAGGAACAAACAGGCGCCTATCCTGACGTCATGGACCCCGAATTCCTTCAAAAACTACTTGCCAAACGCGAGTTCGCCGAATCCCTCCAAACGACTTGGAAACCGCGTTCCGACCCCTGTGAGGACAATTCTACCTTTGAAGTAACGCCTGTCCAGCGATTTGTGGCGAACTTTATGTCCCCCAAAACACCCTACATGTCTGCGCTTCTCTTTCATGGCGTCGGCGTCGGCAAGACCTGTGCCGCCGTTCAAATCATCGAAGCCTGGCTCGAGGCCTTTCCCAATCAACGTGTATTCCTGGTCGCTCCTCGCACCATTCAGCAGGGATTCTTCCGCACCATTTTTGATATTAACAAGGTCGTCATTGGACAGGGGAATGAGCCAAATACAGCGAGCCAATGTACAGGCGATACCTACATGAAGCTCACCAATACGCTCTATGAACGAGACCCTGAACGCATCCAGAAGCAGGTCCATCGCATGATTCGTCGACGCTACGACGTCTTTGGATACAACTCCTTTGCGAATTACATTGAAGGCATCCTGGAAGGCATCCCTTCCTCCGCTTCGAAGAAGCTACAGAGCCAACTCAAAAAGAAGAAGATTCGCGAGGCCTTCAGCGGACGCCTCCTTGTAGTCGATGAAGCCCATAATCTGCGCGACGTGGCGGATGGCGAGGATGTCATCGAAGAAGTGCTACCTGGTGGTCGCGCGGAAAAGGACGATACCGCAAGCGGAAAGCGACTGACTCCTTACCTCAAAGACGTCCTTCGTTATTCCGAGGGTCTCAAGTTCTGCGCACTCACGGCCACGCCCATGTACAACACCTACAAGGAAATTATTTTCATGCTCAACCTCCTACTGATGAACGACAAGAAGGCAACCATTACCGAACGTGACATCTTTGATTCGAAGGGGGTCATCACCGAACAGGGTAGCAAATTCCTCAGCTACATCGCACAGCGGTACATCAGTTTCATGCGCGGTGAAAATCCCATCTCCTTCCCCGTTCGCCTCTCTCCCCTTGGCATTCCCTCCATCGGTTCCTATCCCTCGCTCAATCCCACGGGTGTCGCCATTCCTGAAAAGGAGACGGAATACTATGATAAGCTGCCCATTGTTCCCATTTCCCTCCGAGGTGATTCCTTACGAGCCACGGAAGTATTCATGGAGGAATTGCCACCCACGGAACGTCTTGGTCCCTTTTCTCTGGACAAGTTGGTTCATGCGGGCAACGTGGTTGTTCCTGCTCCTCCAGGGGCGCAACAAGACGAGAGCATCGAGAGTTTTAAGAGACGAACCGATAAAAATGCCTTACAACTCGTGTTTGACCGTGAAACCGTGGGTGGCGTTGTCCAATACCGTGCCAAGCAAGAAGGAGGCGCATCGTGGCTCAAGGCCGATGAAATCGGCCCCTACAGTCCCAAGATTGAGTTCCTACTGAACCGTGTCCAGAACAGCGAGGGCTGTGTCTTCGTCTATACACGATTTGTGAATGGTGGTGCCATACCCCTTGCGCTCGCGTTAGAAGCCAACGGCTACACGGCCTTTGGACGGTCGCCCCTGTTGGTAGATGGTGCTCGTCTGGCTCAGGCCACGGGTGGAAAACAATGCGCCCTTTGCCCCAAGAGAGAACGGGACCACGAAGGAGAGAATCACCGATTTGCGGCGGCACATTACGGACTTCTAACGGGTGAAGACACCGTGTCTCCTAATAACGCGGCGACCATTGATGCCCAACGTGCGTTTGAAAACAAGGATGGCAAGAACATGAAAATCATCATCGGTTCCCAAATCGCATCCGAAGGTGTCGACTTGCGGTTCGTACGCGAGACCCATGTACTCGATTCCTGGTTCCACTTGAACAAGACCGAACAGATTCTCGGCCGTGCCATTCGTTTCCTGTCCCATTGCGCCCTTCCTAGGGAAATGCGCAACAACACGGTGTACCTGTATGCAGCAACACTTCCTGGTTCCGTGGACCGTGAATCCGCCGACTTGTACAGTTACCGTTTTGGATTTAACAAGGCGCGGCTCATTGGTAACGTGACACGAACGATTAAACAGGCTGCGATGGATTGTAATTTAAATCACGACGCGATTGTCATACATGGCCAGGCTCCTGTTCGACAAATCGATTCCCAGAGACGCGTTCGTGAAAACGTAAACATCAATGATATGCCCTACACTGCCGTCTGTGATTGGATTGAAACGTGTGACTATGCGTGTAAACCGACCATTCGTATCCAGGATTTGGCTATCGATGACTCTACGTATGACGAGTACTCCGCACGATGGCGCGTTCACCGATTACAGCAGCGTCTGCGCGTACTCTTTGCCAACCAGACTTTCTACTCGGCAGATGATTTCTGGAATTTGTTTGCGGGTGTCCCCCGTCTTGTTGTTGTTGACCTTCTTACCGAAGTCGTGGACAATAAGAACTTCCAAGTGGAACACGGCACTCTCAAGGGCTATATTCGATATTGTAATGGATACTATCTCTTCCAGCCAAATGTCTATACCGACCTGACGATTCCTCTCGCGGTTCGCACGGCGAGTTTCCCTGTGAAGCGCGACATGTTTTCGCCCGATGCCTATGAGGAGCCGAAGGTGGAAGAGAAGGAAGAGGAGAAGAAGGAGGCAGTAGATAGTTCCGCGGTTCGACGCTTCTGGGAGTTTGTTCAGGGCTGGACAGAGCGTCTGTCACGTGTTGCGAACTTTGGAGAATTACCGATTGAGATTCGTGACCGTGTGGCAGCCATGGCGCAGGGTGACAAACACATTACCGATGCCCGTAACGAAAATCTGGATGCGGTCAAATGGTTCCATACCTCCTTCCATGAATCCCCACGTAAAAACACCAACAGCTATCGACGTGCCCTGCTATTCTACTTCTGGGACGAATGGCTCACCTTGGAAGAGCAGAAATATCTCGTATCTTCCGCGGCACTAGATGTGAGTGAATGTATTCATGATAGCCAATACCGATTGGGAAGTGTACTCGTGAATCGATTTGTCAATCCGTCCACCAACCAGATGGAATATCACTGCGAAAACTTCAGTACCTGCCAGGAGTCGATTGTTCGAGCCGTGGAGGAGCGCGATAGCGTTCCGTTTACTCGTCAGACCGTTGGTGAACTCTATGGATTTATGGCGGCGAAACGCAACTATGTCGTCTTCAAAACCAACGAGTTCAAGGAAATGGAACCCATCCGCGGTCAAGAGTGTGCTAACTCTACGAACATTCCTGAAAAGATGAAGAAGCTGAAGAAGCTGGGTGGCATTCTCGAAGAGGCCCAACGTGGCAATTTTGAATTAACGGATGTAGGCTTCGCGAAACGCCCCCTCAAGGCCGCAGGACGCCTCTGTACCCTCATGGACCTCGTCCTGCGATTTTTACACGTGGAGGAGATTGGCAAGAAACAGTGGTTCTTCCGCCCTGTAAAGGCGTATGTACTGATTGAACAACTGAAGAAACAGAAATCGCAGAAGAAGAAGAAATAAAATTTGAGTGAAGTTAAAGCCATAATCGATAGTAGGAATTAGAAGAATGGAATCCACTGCTTTCTTTGAGAAGAAGATTGGCCTCACGCCCACGGACTTCAATAAGTTGAAGGATGTGCCCATCGAGGAGATTCTTACCACAAAATCCAAGGAAATCATGGAAAACAAATGTTCCGAACATGGGTTTGTTCTTCCCGGCTCCATCAAGCTACTATCACGCTCCATGGGATACTTCGAAGCTGCCCGCTTTACGGGCGACGCCGTCTACTATGTCAAGCTGGAGGGACGTGTTGTCTACCCCGCAGACGGTGTTCGTGTGGTGGGCAACGTTATTCGCAAGAACAAGATGGGCCTCTACGTAGAATATCAGAAGGCCATTCGTGTCCAAGTACCTCGTGACCTTCATCTCGGCAACGAGGAGTTTGACTCGGTGGAGATTGGGGATGATGTTCTTGTTGAACTTAAGCGCTCGAAGTTCCAAATCAATGACCCCTACATTCTCGCCAGCGGTATCTTTATCCGAAAGAATCCATCCGAGGGAGAACAAGCTATCGCCGAAGAGGAGAAGAAGGGAGAAGAAGGATACTTGGAAGAGGAGGCAGAAGCAGAAGCAGAAGCAGAAGAGGAGGAAGGAGCAGAAGAGGAAGGACTAGACGAGGAAGAAGAGGAGGCAGAAGCAGAGGCAGAAGAGGAGGAAGGAGCAGACGAGGAAGGAGCAGACGAGGAGGAAGAGGAGGAAGAGGAGGAAGGAGCAGACGCAGACGAATAATTCTGCGCTTGAGTACGAAGTTGGAACATCTGTACGGAATCAGAGATGGCGACCACCTACGAGGACCGCAAAAAAGTATACGACGATATCAAATACCTACAGAGACCCGAACAAGAGGAACTCGTCCGCATTCTCCGTAAAACCAAGGAATCTTATACCGAAAATTCCAATGGTATCTTTTTTGACTTATCCCTCGTATCCGAAGAGACCTTCCTCCATATCAAAGAATATCTTCACTTTTGTTTGAGAACTCGTCAGGAGCATGAACAACGCCTCAAGACCTTAGAGGACATTCGCTTCCAATGTGAACACTATGTGGATGAAGAGGCAGAAGCGGACGCGGAACAGGGTATAGCCGAAAATTTGAATCCAAACGATACTATTTAAATAGGCGTGACGTTCTCTCTACAAGACCATGACGACCCCTGCGAAACAATACCAAAACGTTAGCTACCAAGAACTCCTACAGTTCTCCCAACAAAATCCCCATCGAGCCCAACTCTTGGAACCGATTGAGATTCATGCCTCCAAGCCTGCCCAAGAGACCTCCCTGGACAACCTAGGCCTGAAAGGATATCAGGCGTATCATCTGAACCCCACAGGTGTCATTAGCCTCCTCGTTTGTATTGCGGACCCCACCTTCTACTCCCTGGCCGCACCCAACGCACGTACCCAACAAATCATTGACAAAGCAACGAGCCTCCAAGAGAAAACGGAGGAACTTCGCAATAGCCACCTGAGTCGCAAGCGCAAGAAGATTCATGACCTCATTGGTGCGGCCTACAATGGTGCCGTCCTGGAAGACAAGGACTACATGGACCTGTTCGCGGGGCTAGCCCATCTCCAGGAACTTCAGTTTGTACTTCTCAAGTCGGCCGTTCAGGAACAGATTGAAGAGGGCGAGAAGCAATACGATAGTTCGCTCAAGGGTGAAATCCTGTTCTCCTCCAGCCCCGAAGTATGGAAGCATGACCGTCCCACCTGGGTGGTGGATTACCGTGCTCGATGGGTCGCCGTCCCCTCTGAAAAACACGCCGAACCCCTGTCGTCCTTTGTTGGCTCCTGGATGAATCACATGGAACAGAATGGCTGGATTGTTCAGTGGCCCGTCGTGGAAGGCACCAAGACCGAACTCGTCGAACAACTGTCCGTTCTACCCTCCTGGCAGCCGGCCGATAAATCCCTTCTCAAGGAAACGCTGGCCATGCGGCTCGGTAAAATCAAGGCGCTGCGTGTCTTTACTGCGTGGCTGTCTAAGGAGGGGCTCGACTAGCATCTAAAAACAACGCGACGATAAGTATCTAGTATGACGTCTCCTACCCATACATCCGTGGGTGTACACATCATCATGAATGTATACGATGTGCCCGAAAACCTCCTTACCTCCCTTGATATTGGCATGCCCCTATGCGATTCCATTGTCCAGTCTCTTCCTCTTACTGTGCTACAACGAACGGGACATCAATTCCAACCACACGGATATACCATTCTCTATCTACTGTCCGAGAGTCATTTCTCGATTCATACCTATCCTGAATATCGTTCTTGTTACCTTGATATTTTTTGCTGTAATCGAACCTTTGACCCTGCCGCGGCGGTAGCAACTGTTTGTGAGACATTCCACACGCAACAGGGAGAATATCAAGTTCTTACTCGATAGATGTTTACAAAATTTGAATAGAAATAGCGAGCACGAGACACCTAAGGTTGCTTTCTATTCCTAGTATAGAGACATGGAATTCACCGCCGACCAGCACCAGCATCTCCGTCGGTTCCTCCAAGGTTGGATCAAGGACGACAAGTTCGAACTGGAAACCACCTTTGGTTCAGGGGGCGTGGTCGATACTACCACCTTCCTACAGATTTCACAACGCCTTCGTAATAAAGGGTTTGAAGCGATTCCACAAGAGGATCGGCTGAGCATTCTCACGCCGAGCCACATTCGCTTGTCTCTTCAAACCCTTGACGCCCTTCAATCGTACTGTCGAGATGATACTCTCGAGGGAAAAGCATTCACGGCCATGTTCAAAGACAGGACGTCCGCGGACAGCAACCTCGACCTCACAGACTACGATATCCGATTCAAGGTGCGCCGCGAAGTATCCCTCAGTAATGATGACCAGCGCGTCAAAGACTTGCTGAACAACTGGGACAGACAGAAAAAGGCCTTCCGACTCATTCGTCGTTGGAGCTTCCTCGGCAAAGGCATTCGCGTGGATATGTCGATGGTCCGTCAGACGCCCGTCGACCCCGAAAAGGGCGGATTCCAATGGGTGTCACGCTTCCAGGACCGCAACGTCTTCTTCGAGTTGCCCCGTTACGAAGTCGAAGTGGAACTTCTTCACGACACTCCACACACCGATACGGAAGAGAAGGCACTTAAAGCGCTCATTGTTGGCGTGGGTGAAGTCCAGCGCGCCATTCAGCGCAATAGTCTCCTTATTCGTAACTCGACATCCAATTCTGTTCGTCGCAATTATGCGGCCCTCACCGGTTCCGAAAAGTTCCGTGGTGTGAATCCTATCACGCTCGAGGTGAAGAACATGGCGAAGGCCGTCGAAGATGGCGTACCCAATATTCGCACAGGGTTCAATGTTACCGACAAGGCCGACGGTCTTCGCACCATGGCATTTGTGGACAAGGAGGGCGAACTGTTCCTGATTGACATGAGCATGAAGGTCTATCGCACGGGTCTCAAGAATCCCAAGTGTGCCCTCAGCCTATTGGACGGCGAATGGGTCACAAAGACCAAGGACAATGATGCCATGAATAACTATCTCATCTTTGATATCTACTATTCGCCTAAGGGTGAAAATGAGGCAAGCAAGCCCTTTGTGACGTTCCTGGAGGGTGTGGTCGACAAGGAGGCCGATAGCCGTTACAACAAGTTGAATGCGTGGTTTACCGCCTGGAATGACGGTGAAGAAATGATTGCGAAGGGTCTAACGGCGCTGAACCGCATTCAACTGTCTCTCAAGAAGTTCAAGTTCGGCACCGCGGGTGACATCTCTATCTTCCAGAAATGTGCGGAGATTCTCGATGAGAACAATGTGTACTACACGGATGGTCTCATTATTACTAGCAATTCGGACCCGATTCCTGAGAGGGCGGGTGTTCGCTGGGACCAGCAATTCAAATGGAAGCCCGCGGAAGACAATACCATTGATTTCCTTATCAATTATGAACGTAATCCTGACTACCCCGCAGAGGATAATGTTGTTACGTCCATTGACCAGAGTGGCGCGACTATTCAATACAAGACCATGCGTCTCTTCGTCGGTGGCAGTTCGGACCCCATTCTTCAAAATCCACGTGCGGCCATTCTCAATGAAATGCCCCTCTCCAAGGACAAGGAACGCGGCTACAAATACCAACCCATTCTCTTCAATCCACTTGAATTTGCGGATACGATGGCCAATACCTGTAACATTGCGATTACCATGGACCCAGAGACGGGCGAAGAATACTGTGTGACGGAACACACACAGGAACCCATTCCCAACCGCAGCATCGTCGAAATGCGGTACGATGTCACCCGTGAATCAGGCTGGCGCTGGGTCCCCTATCGCATTCGCCATGACAAGACGGAACGACTTCTTCGTGCGATTGCCAAGAAGGGCAACATCAAGTACTCGGGTACCATGAACGACGAAAAGACAGCCAACAGTGTGTGGAATTCCATTCACGACCCTGTCACGCGCTCCATGATTCGCTCGGGCAATGAGGAGCCATCCGCGGAAGAAGCCATGTCCGCTCTCAAGCCACGGGAAGCCGAGGTGAGCAAAGTGTACTATGATAGCAAGGCCTCCAAGGAGAACATGGCCCTCATTCGTGGCCTTCGTGACTTCCACAACCAATACATCAAGAACGACATTCTGCTTCGACGCACCCTGGCAGGCGGTAACAAGCATCTCTTGGACCTCAGTTGCGGTAAGGGTGGTGATATGAAGAAGTGGGTCTACGATGGCGCACGCTACGTCGTTGGTGTGGACATTGCGGGCGACAACATTACGAATCCAGGCAATGGCGCCTATCGCCGCTACATCGATATCATGATGGAACGGGGTCCGCAGCGTGTTCCGAAGATGGCCTTCATGATTGGTGACAGTTCCAAACGCCTGATTGACGGTGAGGCAGGTGCGACCGCGGAGGAAAAGAATATGCTACGCAGTGTGTTCGGCAAATACGAGCCTGATGGGTTGGTTCCTCCTTACATCCAGCACCAGATGGTGGGTATCTATCGCAGCGGAGCGGATGTGGCAGCTTGTATGTTCGCCCTTCACTACTTCTTTGAAAACAAGACAAAACTCGATGGATTCCTTCAGAATCTGGCGGACACCGTGAAGGTGGGTGGATACTTCGTGGGTTGCTGCTTCGATGGCGACCGTGTGTTCAACCTGTTACGCAATGTCCAAAAGGGTCACTCTGTATCAGGCAAAGAGGGAGAGGTGCCTATTTGGACAATCACCAAGGATTACGACAATGATGTACTAACGAATGACGAGGATTCCATTGGCCTCGGCATCGATGTCGAGTTCATCAGTATCGGTGCCACCCACAAAGAGTATCTGGTCCCCTTCGAACTCCTTCGCAAGAAGATGCGAGGCATTGGATTTGAACTCCTAAATATCGGCGAACTAGAGAACATTGGACTTCATAAGAGCACGAATACGTTTGATGTGACGTATCATATGGCAGAAAAGGCTCGCAAGGTATATACCATGACCGAGCCTGTCAAGCAATACTCCTTCCTCAATCGCTGGTTCATCTTCAAGCGTAAGGGCAAGGAGGGTCTCGAAATGCCTGAGACGGAGGGTGCGCAACGTTTCGGTAGGGATATTATCAAGGAAAATACCACGTACGAACTCTTTAATGTGGCTAGTTCTAGCGCCTATAGTGTTCTCAAGCCGTGGCACAAACAGGCGGTACGTAATATCATGTATGGATGGTTCCCACGACCGGACTCCGTGAAACGAATCGTGGATGCAACGGCCCACATTGGCGTGGATTCGATTCATATGTCCGAACTATTCCCTAATGCCAAGATTGATTCCTTCGAAATTGACAACGTTATCTATCGAAAGTTAGTCAACAACATTATTACATTCAAAAAGGAGGGCATTATTATACCGCATTATGGCGATGCGACTCTATGGAAACCACCCTACACCGTTGATTTCCTCTACGTGGACCCTCCTTGGGGCGGCTTGGATTATCTAAACAAGGGCTCCATGAATCTCTATCTTCAGTCCGAAAAGAACGAGCCCAATGAGGAAAAGAATGTGGTGAACGTCATCCGAAATTGGTTTGCTACTGGAAAGGTTCATAATGTGATTCTGAAGGCTCCTCGCAACTTCAATAAAGAGCCGTTGGAGGAGGAAGAATACAAAATGCAGGAAGAGCCCGTGATGAACCGTGCGGGCGAAGTTGCGTTTAACCTTATTCGCATCCATATGCCCAATCGCCCTCCACCGGCGCCTGCTGAACAAGAGGAGAAGAAGGAGGGGGCAATTAGTCCAAAGGCGGCGGCAGAAGCAGTAGTAGCAGAAGGCGCAGAAGCAGTAGAAGCAGCAGAAGCAGTAGCAGAAGGCGCAGAAGCAGTAGAAGCAGCAGAAGCAGTAGCAGAAGGTGCTCGCCTTCCCTCTGCGGATAGAGCGTTCGCAGTCAAGGAAGTCTTCCCTTTCGGTATCGACGTAGTTACCGATCCAGTTAATGTTCGTGTCAAGAATGACAAAGGAAACCTTATGAAACATATGGCCCGCTGGCTCAGCCTCGCCGCACCCTTCCCCATTCCTGACCCTAAAAATCCAGAGGTCACCTACCCGTCCGTCGAACACTACCTGGCCGGCATGAAACTGAAGTTGGCCTCTAGTAAACCTGAATTGGCAGAAAAACTCATGAGCACCAAGGGCGCCATTCATCAACAATTCCTACGCAAACGCCTGGCTGAAATGGTGCGCAAGGATTCCAACGCAGACTTTCTCCTGCTTGCCGAAGAGGCAAGGGAAGTCCGTAAGAAATCGACCGAATCTGAACTTCACAATTTTAAGACGACACTGGACAGCGACAAATGGAATCTCATGAAGGACGAGGAACTCATGTACGCCCTTCGCTACCGTTGGGAGAATGACCGACGTTTCCATGAGATTGTGGTGGCCGCGCGCGACGTGGGCAAATACCTGCTGTATCGTACCAGGATTGCGGCAGCCGTCTCGGAACTAGGTGGCGAACGAGATGCCAAGACAGGTAGGATTGAAGGCGAAAACAAGGTAGGACGCTATATCATGGAACTGGCTAAATATGTATTTCAAGAACAGCCAGTAGCGTCAGTAGCGTCAGTAGCGCCAGTAGCGAAGTAACAAAAACTGGATCCTATATGTAATTATATTATATGTCATATTATAAATGGCAAATAATATAACTGGCTCTCCAGGACGATTTGGAAATCATTTCATTCGTGCTCATGCCGCCAGTTTTATAGCAGAAAAAAGAGGGCTTCTTTTTAATTATGGCCCGCACTATGCTAACATGAAGAAATTGGGTATCTCGTTATATACGAATGGTACAGCCGAATACGACGAGACGGAACTTATCAGAGACCAGGATTTGATGACAAATATATATGTTCCTACCCCTACCCCTAAAAATATTGATATGAACCATGCGTATTTTCAGACACGCGAGTTTTCCAATTATTTGTACCAATACTATCGAGACCCTATACATCAACAGCCCATCATCGATGCGAATTTATTCGGCGAACGATACCATACCAATTCCGATGTGTTTGTTCATGTACGTTTGGATGATGCTACTAAGTTTAATCAAGGATATGCGTATTATGATAAGGCACTTTCCTCTATCGATTATGAATATGGCTACATTAGCAGCGATAGCCTTCATCACCCCATCTGTAGACAACTTATGATGAAATATCGTTTAACGCCAATTCAATATGGCGATGTAGATACTATTATGTTTGGTTCTACTTGTAAATATATTGTACTGACAGGCGGTACCTATTCTTTCATGATTGGCCTACTTGGTTTTTTTTCAAAAGTCTATTACCTACAACAATTTGGTACCTGGCATCCCGCCGAACTATTTGATATTTCTGATTGGTCCGTTGTCCGATTGTAATATTCATTCACATATAAAGATAGAACGCCTATAGAAGTAGAATGGACCATGGTTCCTTTTTACAGAATGTGGAATGGCGGCGTGCCGTGAAACATTTCGGCCCAGGCCCCGTCGACATTGCCCCCATTATCAACGCGATGGTGAACGCGCCTAGCTCCTTTAATCTACAGCCCTACCGAATACTTGCGATACAGAACGGGGACCTAAAGAAACGTCTTCGCGTCGCCTCCTACGATCAGGCCCAAGTCACTGAATGTCATACGCTGTTTGTTCTCTGTGCTCGCACGGACGTGGAAACACGTGCCGAGGAATACCTTCAAGCCACCAAAGCCACCATACCCCGCGCGGCCTTTTCCGAATTTCTATCCGAACTCCCAGACCGAAAGCAATGGGTCATGAATCAAACCTATCTGGCGCTTGGATTCGGTCTTGCCGCTTGCGCAGAGATGCGGATTGCGTCCTGTCCCATGGATGGCTTTCAAGTCGAGGAGGTTCGACAGATACTCGGACTTCCAGACCATCAGATACCCTGTGCCTTTTTGGCAGTAGGAGAGGAATGTGAGCAGAAACTGTGGCCACGTTTTCGTTTTCCAGAGACAAATTTGATGGACATGCGCCCGTAGCACCTAAACTCAGAACACGGATTGATACCATGGCACCCCAGTCCTGGCAGCAGTTGTCCTTTGCGAATGCGCATCCGCGCGACAAGAACATCTACTTCGTAGAAGAAACCCATAAATACTACGTCAATGGCAGTTGTGAAGGTAATATCTCGTGTACAGGCTTCATTCATGAATTCTTCGGTCATTTCGACCCCAAAGCCATTATTCAGAAAATGCGCCGTGGAGCCAACTGGGCCAATAGCAAATATTATGGAAAAACGGACGAGGAAATCATGGAAGAATGGTCCAATAACGGAAAGCAGGCCTCGGCCGCAGGCACTGCCATGCACTTGGCTATTGAACAATTCCTTCATGGTGCCCATGATTTGATTTCCCCTGACGTCAAAAACACGCCTGAGTGGCGCTACTTTATGAAATTCTGGAGTGACTGTGGCGGCGATTTGGAGCCCTACCGTTCCGAATGGGAAGTCTTCACCGATTTCATTGACAAGTCATCGGAAGAAGAGCGTAAAATCAAGTTGTGCGGTTCGATTGACATGGTGTTTCGACGCAAATCCGACGGAAAGTTCGTCATTTACGATTGGAAGCGCTCGAAAGAAATTAAATCCGAGAATCCGTTTGGAACGGGCCTCTGTCCTCTGGATCACCTTCCTGATACGAACTATTGGCACTATACGCTCCAGTTGAACGTCTATAAATGGATTCTGGAAACCTATTATGGTCTGGAAATCGCGGACCTGTATCTGGTCATTCTCCATCCTGACAATCCCTCCTATCGCCGCATGCGGCTCAATATTCTCACGGACGAAGTCGAAGACATGATTGAGTGCCGTCGTCGAGCCGTTGCAGCCGGCTGTAACGTACCCGTCATTCTTCCCGTCCCCTCGGAACCTGAGCCCCTCCCTGAAGAAAAGGGCAAGGAACTCGCGGAATTCTCCTTCCAATTCAAATAACCGCTTTTGAGAAACCCTATTGTAAACCATTTCCTATTTTTTACAATATGGCTCGTTCTAATGACTTATTAGTCAAAATTGCTCTCGCTCAGGTTGTTGCTATTGTATGTGATGTTGTTATTGTTACTGTTACTGTTGTTACTGAACTGGATACTATTGTTATTGTTATTGTTATTATTGTTGCTATTATTGTTTCGTACCTTTCGCCGCGTCTGATTGATGACATTCAAGCGACCAAATGGTTTGGCTTGTGCCAGATTCTTTCCAAGTTCATTCGCAAAACGAATTCGTCGCACCGTGTCTCTCCTGGCAGCGGCAGTGGCAGCGGCAGAACGGGATTCCTCCGTCTCCTTCTTCGGCCCCTTCTTAAGTATGGAAACTACCTGTTTGGAAGGAGCTGCTGCTTGCTGTACTTTCGAGATATCGAATCTCTTCTTGGGCGGATTGGCGGCTCCAGCAGGCTCTAGCTTTTCTTCCTCCATCGGTGTCTTCGATTTGGCCACAGGCTCCATCGGAATCGAGAACTTTTTCTTAGAGGGTTGTTCTGCCATAGGCTTCTTCGATTCTGCCACAGGCTCCTTCGATTTGGCCACAGGCTCCATCGGAACCGAGAACTTCTTCTTGACAGGCGGCTTCACATCCGATGGTTCTACATTGGCCCCCATCGGAACCTTGTATTTGGGCTTAGGTTTCGATGGTTTCGCAAATCCTGGAACCCTGTATTTTGGCTTGGGCTTGGGTTTTTCCATCGGTTCCACATTCTCCGCCACATTTCCTCGTGGCACACGATACAACCTCTTTTTAGGCGCCGTTGCGACCAATGGAACAGGCTCTCCCATCTGGATACGGAACTTTTGTTTCTTTACGACCGTTGCTCCATCCCATGCCCCCTTCAGAGACGGTGGAAGGTTTTCAATCCGAACCGCCAATTCCCCATTCGGGTCCATGAGAGCACCAATGAGGCCATTCGGCAAATAGACCAAAATTGTCACCGCGTCATAAAATGCCTCAGGCTTCACAAACACTGCACCACGCTCCCTTTCTCGTATGTCCACGATACCAATCGGCTTTGACGTGGCGCGAACATATCGTACAATATTATCCTTACTCAGCATGGTCGCATTCGGTTCCAAACCTAGTTGTTCAAACGATGTGCCAAGGATGGTCATAAACGGCAAGAGGGGCTGGGCCGCGTCTACCACATCAGGTACATGGAAACGAAGCCTGGTATCAGG